TGGAGTGGATGAACGCGGCGAAGTCGGCGGCGGTCTCGGCGGCCGCGATCACGGCCTCGGTGTAGCGCCGCAGCTGACCGAAGAGCTTGAGCGCCGGCGCCACCTCGGGCATGCCGCGGTTCTGGCCAGGACGCTGCCGGCGGAACCAGTGGATGACCGCGGCAGCCGGCACCCGCTGGAACTGCAGCGTGTTGACGCGGTAGTTGGAGCCCGGGTGAAAGTTGAGCACCTGGTAGGCGACGACGTTGCCAATCTCGTCGAACTCGAGGCCGTCGACCGTGTTGCCCTCGGGCGTGATCGTCTGCCGCATCATCTCGGTCGGTGTCGCGACCATCTCGGCCTCGACGAGCCGCAGGTCGAGCTGCACGCCAGGCAGGCGGGCGTTGTTGACCATGAGCGCGAACGCCTCGCCGTCGACGACGAGCGCCTCGCGCATGGTCCGCAGCTTCGCCGGCAGGTCGATCGTCGTGCCCCAGTCGTAGAACGCCCGCTCGACGATACGTGCGGCTTCGTCCTGGACGTCGAGCTGCAGCCGCGGGCCGGTGCCGACCAGGTCGCTTGCGAGCGTGGCGGAGATGCCGGCCAGATACGAGTTGTTGTTGCGCTCGTACCGCGCGCGGTTGCGGATCGTGCGACGCACGACCGGCGAGAGCTGCGCGTCGGCCGAGAACGCGTCGGCTACCTGCCAGTGCTTGTAGTCGTCGCCTGACTGTGCGGCCTCATACCGTGCACGAACGACCGGAGCAGCGACGGGGCGCGGCTTGGCCTTGGCGCGGAAGAAGTCGAGGAATGCCATCAGCTGTACGGCGAGGGTGTGAGCTGGTTGAACCGCAGGCCACGCCTCGAGGTCGACGCGGCCGCCTTGCCGGTGAGGTACTTGTCCGCGGCGATCTGGTCTTGGATGGACTGCGCCTCGACCTCGCCGGCGTCCGTGCGGACGCGCTTGGGGCCGGTGGCGGTGTATTCGATGGCCTGCTCGATGGCGTCGCTCATAGTGGCGACGATAGAGCGCGCGCGAGCGCAGACCGCAGGGGGTGTGGCCTACTTGGCAGCCATAGCCAGGCCGATGTTGGCCAGCGCGTAGCCGGCCCACGCGATGGCCATGCCGGTGCTGCCCTGACGGTATTGGTCAAGTGCCACGACCAGATACACCACACCGACGCCGAGGATGAGGGGAGCGGACATGGTGCGAGCAGCCCCTACGTCAGGCGTGATACACGGAAGCGGCGTGATATACGGACCGTAGAAACACGAGTTCGCCGACTACTTGCGGCCTGCTCCGATGTAGGCCGCCGCTTGTCTCCCAAGGTGTTCCGTGTAGGCCGGCGGGAACCCTTCCTTGAGCTCGTCCCATGACAGGTCGCGAGCCACGCCCATAGCCTCGCGGGCCTCGTCTTCAGTCTTGGCCGTGCTGCCGCCGATGACCGTCTTCCCGGTTTTCTTGCATACGCCCTTACAGGTGTCTCCCATGATGTGATACACGCCAACGGGCTTGCCCTGCTCCGCGTGTCGGCACTCCGATCCTTGAATCGGAAACGACGCGAGGAATAGCCGGTGCCTTCGCACCTTGAGCCCGTAAGCCGATCCGCATTCCGTTACGGCACCGTCCATCCCAGGCGAGCCAGGCACGTTCTCCACGATCCAGGGGATGTCGTAGGTGCGGAGCAGGGCCAGCGTCGGCGTCAGGAAATCGCCGTGGCGGCTCTTGCCTCCTTGTGCGGATCGCAAGTGCTTTGCCCGTGTGTGTGCTTGGCATGGCGGGCTAGCGTGGATGAGGTCGAACTGTTGCACGAAATCCCTGTTCTTCAAGATCGCCAATGCGCTGCCCCACACGAACTCGTATGGGTATGAGGCCCGCAAGAAAATATCCACGCCGGTAGGCGCAAAGCCAGCCGCAGCGTATCCATCCGCAGCCATTCCAGCCCCGCAGTAAAGATCGAGCACCCTCAACTGAAACGTCGGCGAACCAGAGGATGCAGCGGACAGCGTTGCATCGTCTTTAGGCATGGTGAGTCCTTTCATCGCTGCCGCTGATCCTGCGTGTTCTGTGGCTAGTTGCCGTCCACTGGCGGGGCCGGGAGCGGCATCCAGTGGGTCGCGTCAACGCCAGCCGAATCGCATGTGATGTTGTCGCCTTCGTAGAGCCAGAACTCGCCGCCGATGTAGTACCCGACCGCCGCGCTGCCGTAGCCGTCGCGGTGATCTAGGTACAGCAACACCGACTTGGAATCTTCTGGCGATCTCTCCGTCACCGGAATCCACTCCACGCTCATATTAGCAATCACTCGCTTTCCGTTGGTTTTCCAATACGTTCGATTCGCCACAGAACCACGCGATCCAGCGGACGAAGCCGCTGATCGCTGGCGTTCTCAAAAACGACCCCGGCGGGTTCGGCGGGCCGCTTTATCGGTGCGGTGCCTGCCCGCCGGGATCGCTGTTTATTGTGCATACCCTAACAATCAACCGCCGCTCGTCGTCCGTCATCTCGCAGCACAGACGAGCCAGCACCGAAGACAGCGCCTCGCGCTCCTCGTCTGTGAGCCGCAGCCGCTCAATCTCATCCGCCGCCTCGTCCATCAGGTCGCTTGCCGGCGCAGCGTCCACGTCGTGCGTCCACCGGCGCAGGCGTGTCACGATGTCGGTCATGCACCCATCCTCCGCAGCTCGATCTTGCGGACGGGTGCCGTCGGAATGGTGACCTTGCGGCGATGGCTTCTCGGCGTGTCCACGCCCACCGCCGTCACGCCGGCGTAGCTGGCCGCCACGGCCGCTCCCACCACGCAGTCGAGCCAGTGGTTGTCACGGCCTGGCAGCGTCCGCCACTCGTCTACGACACGGCCACGCGCCTCGGTGCGCACCGGGTACTCGGCGGCCAGGTGCTCGAGCAGCATGGCGTGGTCGCCGGCGTGAATTGTCAACGCCTGCGGGTCGGCGGCCGGCAGCTTCAGCCGCGCCGCAATCAGTGTCTTCCAGGCGTTGGTGTCGTAGAGCACGTGTCGCTGCTTTTGGATCGTCGACGTCCGCCAGTTGCTGCCGACGCGCTCGCCGCGGTCAGGCCGCTTGTCCGACAAGGTCGAGCCGGACGCGCCGACGAACCGGCCATGGCTTGGTAGCACGCGCGGGCCGTACGTCGACCTCCTGGCGAAGTCGCGGACCACGCCCTGAGTCTGCGCCCAGTTGGCGTCGACCATGACCTGTGAGATCCGCAGAACCGCGTCGTCCGTCTCGCGTGCGAACTCGCGGTCCAAGAGCATGGCCGCCACCTCGGCCAGCGCCTGGTTGGTGGCGGCCTCAAGGCTCGACAGCTTCGTCACCGTCTGCATGGTGCGGCGGATGTCACGCAGCGTGAAATACGAGCGGTTTTGCTCCGGCCATGTGCCGTACGCCACGAGGTGCCCACGGAACTGGTGCCCCCATGCCACCACCGCCCAGTAGAGCGCCTTTTCCTGCACGTCGATGAATGCCGTCAGCGTGTCGAGCTGCCCGGGCACCACCCACCTGGCCACCTCGACGACGTTGCTCCGCACGTCCTCGCTGGTGATCGCGTTGGTCTGCGCCTCCTGACGCAGCGGCTGGTTTTGGTACTCCGACGCGAACACGTCCGGGCCGTCGTCGATGAACGCGTTGTAGGCGTGCTGGATGGCGGACTGCTCCCGCTCCGGGTCGTAGCAGCTCTCCCACGACACCTGGCAGCCGGCGTCCATCGCGTCCCGGTGGTCGCGGTAGTACGCGTCGGCCTCGGCCCACGCGCGGGCCTGGTCCCCTGGCGTGTCCTTGTCGAACGTCACCCGCAGCTCGCGGTACCGGCCGAGCCAGTCGTCCTCGTGGCGGTCCGCCCACTGCTTGACCATGGCGATCCGCTCGCCCTGCCACGCCGGGTACCTCTTCGTGTCGAGCAGCTGGTCGACCATGTCGTCGTGCTGGATGACCGTGGCGTTGACCACGCACGCGATGCTCGACCTGTGGCCGGCCAACTTCATCACCGACTTAGACAGGATCTCCAGCCGCTTGCTGCACTGCATCGGGCTGGCGGCACTCTCGCGTGTCTGCGGGTCGTCGACGATGACGAAGTCGGGACGCAGCTGCGAGCCGTCGGGGCTCTTGTGCCGCAGGCCGAGGATCGACCCGGTCAGGCCGCGAGACATGACGATCGAGCCGGACGCCACAGAGCCCGGGATGGTGGGCATGACGATCGAGTCCGCCTGCCAGCGGATATGCGTCTGCTCGCCCTGGTGCGTCTGGGAGTTGCACCGCTGCACCTTGCCCTCGAGCGCCCGGATCGCGTGACACACCTCCGGGAAGTCGTCGTGCAGTAGGTCGTTCTCGGCCAGCTCGAGCTTGACGCTGGCGATCGCCTTGGCTGCCAGTCCGCCTTCGCCGGCAAAGATCGCGCAGAACCGACGGTGCCCATACAGCGTCGCCCAGATGATCGCGTTCTCGCTGATCGTCGACTTGGCGAAGCCGCGGTAGACCGCGTTGACGAACCGGCCGCCGCCGATGATGCAACCTTGAATCCGCTCGATGACGCGTCGGTGGTCTGGGCTGAACGGAGTCAGGCCCGTCGACATCGGGAAGTACGTGATCAAAAAACGCTCGAGGTCGAGCCGGCAGGCGGCGCGGCGCGCGGGATCGACGACGCCGGGCACCTCGCCGATGTCGCTGCCAAGACGTGTCCGCTCGCGGGACCGCTCGATGTCCTGGCGGCGCTTGGCGTCGGTGGCTGGCGGAGTTTGTGGCATTCGGGAGAGAGTCGACGAAAACGAGGATGTTCGCCGCTGGGTGTACCGCTGGCACAGCGGCGAAGTACCTTTTTGCTGCTGCAGCACAGTGGCCTAGTCAATCGTCCCTTGTATCCATGTTGTGTCGCCGTAATCTGGCGAATGACGAGCCACGGCGTGACACATTGAGACAAACTGACGCTCGTTCATGTTTGTTTTGGCTCTGTTCACCATCGGTAGCACAACCTGCAAGTTCTCAACGTCGTCTGTGCCGCCAAGGCTTCGTGGATCTTTGTGGTCAAGCGACGACAGTTTCGGAGTGATCTCGATACCAGTCAAAGCACACTTGAAACCCTGACGCTCGACGATTTGCATGAGGTCTTTGATTGTGACCTTGCCAACGTGCTTCAAACGCATTGTCTTGCAACCGCTCATTACGAATGTCCTTTCGTTTGTTCAAGTTGGAATACACGGTTTGAGCCCACAACCTCCAAGGCTGCTCGACCCGCTTGCGCTTCTCGTAGTAGCGATATGCGTATTGAGATAGCAGAAGTCGGCACGTCGCCTCCCATTCAAGTCCGCTCTCCCTGACCACCCCGGTGAGGGCATTAGATTTACGCAGGTGACGCTTTCTGTTTCGCCTCCACCTCAACGAACGCAACCACACGGTGCACTTTTTAGACCACTTGTTTTCGCCCTTGCGCTTTACACGAGATGTGAAATTCCACGCTAATAACTGGAGTCGCTTTTGCCATTGCAAAGCCAATTCAAGCCTTTTTTCTTCGGCTTGGGGCATCGCGCAAGCTACGCCTTTATCAACCATGGCAACCGTTTGACCAGATGCGTCCAGGATCTTGACACGGTCTGCCAAATCAACAACGGTAAAGGTGACACGTTCGACCCGGATCATCGTTGCCTTGCCACAATCGTTGCGAGTTCTGCCAATCTCACCGTCTCGACAATCACCACGCTGTGCCTGTTGTTTGCGCGATGCCACACGATCGGCACCTTGCCATCTGGTGCGTCGGCCTTTGCCTGTTCAATGGCTTCCCACAGCGACAACCGCTCTGTGCGTTTGCACTCGACATGGATTGGCACGCCCTCGAGCACAACGTCAGGTGAGTCCGGCCCGCCTTGGTACTGCACACCACGGCGTGCGGTCACACCGAGCAGGCTGGCCAGCTCGGCCGCACACTCGCGTTCACCTCGCTTGCCCTTCTGACGGCTCATGCGTCCCATGGTTGGCCTCCATGACGGACGTCATCCACGCTCGCACAGGGTGCAACAGCACGTGCCCGCTCTCCTCGCCGTAGCGTGATCGCAGTGGCCCACGTGGCCCGACCTGGTGCGAGTTGATGGCGGCCAGCTTGGCGTGTGACCCTGACCCGACGAACAGCGGCCCGCCACTGTCGCCCGGGCCGATCATGTACTCGAGCGGAGACGACTTGGCCCGTGCCGAGCAGGTGACGATCGGCCCGTCGATCGAGTCGATCGTCTGCGTGCCGGCTCGGAGCCGGCCGTCTGCGATCTCGTAGCCTCGCCCCATGGTGCCCGTCACGCCGTAGCCGGCGACGATGCAGGCCTCGCCGGCCGTGACCGTCTCGGCAATCTCCGGGTACCAGGGCAGGGCACAGTCCTCGGTCGTCCGCAGGATCGCCAAGTCCTCGCTGGCCATGGCCAGACGCTCCCAGCCCGGGTGAACCACGACCAGGTCGACGTCCCGCGACGTATCCGCGAACGCCAGCCGCACGCCGTCGCAGCCGGCCACGACGTGTGCCGCCGTCAGCGCCCAGCGGCCGGCAATGACCACGGCCGTTGCCGTGTGCCGATGCCCATCGGGGCTGCGGCAGCTCACCGCCGCCGTGTACGGCCGCATCTGCCGACCCAGCTCGAGGTACCGGGCATCCGGCACGCCGTCGTCCCTGGTCCCAGCGACGGCTGGGTGCGTCAGGGTCAGCGCGAGGATCACGACCAGGGCTCGCATGCCCTGACCGTAGCGGCGGCCGGCTGTCGTCGAGCGGGGCTGTGGTCAAGAGGCCTCCCGGCGTTTGGCGGCCAGCGCGGCCTCGGTGCGACGCACGGCGGCTGAGAACTCCGGGTCGAGCTGCCGCTTGGGCTGCTCGCCGGCCGCTCCACGCTCGGCGCGGGCGTCGTCGTACTGGCCGCCTAGCACCCGTCGCACAAATCCGCTGCCGCAGAGCTGCACGAGGGTCGGCGGGGTTTTGAAAAATCGGCACTTGGGCAGGTGGGCGATGGCCTGCACGGCCTCGTCCAGCCACCCGGGCTCCGCCAGCCGCTCCTCGAGGCCGTCAGGGGGCTGCGGGTGCTTCCACGGACGTCCAGGGCCGGCGTTCCACGCCGTCCGCAGCTGCTGCCAGGCGTCCTCGGTCTGCGCAGCCTCGCGCGGAGGAGGAGGAACTTCTTCTCTCCTCTCCTCTCCTCTGCGATGCGCGAGCGCCGGAACGTCCGATGCGCGCGCATCGGAAGGTCCGATGGGGCGTTTTCGGGCCGGATTGCGGTCCTCGTACGACCGTGCCCGGTCGGCTTGCTGGGCTCTCGACTTGGCCGCCTGGCTGAACCGGCGGTCCCATCCGGGGACAGCGACGGTAGCGGCCGTCTCGTCGATCTCCAGCCACCCGACGGCCGCCACGGCACGCCAGAAGGCATCGTCACCGCCGCACGTCCTGACAAGGCGTGGCAGCGTCATCCGAGCCACGCCGTCGTGG